AAGCATCTAGACGAAGTGAAGAGGAACAAGATCCCCATCATGACAGCTTCCACCAATCAACTCGACGATGTCGTCTCAGAGAACGGCATTGATACAATTCGAGTCCGCCAGGGATTTACAGCTAATAAGGTGTGCATCTATCTTGATGAGAAGCAGGTTAGGTTCCTATTTGCCTCCACTGCTCAGCTCTATGTGGCCCTTACACGCGCCAGATTCGACATAATAATAGTGTCGAGTCGTGGGGTGTTCGATTTGTTCCTAAAGACACTGAAGGAGCGAGTTAGAGAGCCTATGCCTTTAGTGGGGGGAGTCATTAGCCCAAACTGGGACCCAATTGACATATTCCTCTACCCTGCGGTAGATAAGCCAACTGTCTATGCTCCTGGGCACTTGCAGAAGACCAAGCTACCTAAGATGGCAACTGCGATCAGAGACCTACTTGACTACGTCCCGCACATGCCTAACGGCAACATGATTGCCGCCGCTGTCCCCGCAATTCAGCAGGCTGACCTAGTGCTCAATTCAGGGATCATGCAAGGCACTGATCGTTATGCACAATACCTGAGTGAAACAACCCCTGGGCTAATCAATTGGGTGTCTTCAAACTATCAGGATTTAGCAGCGACGGCAGCGCGGCACAATGTATCTGAAATTGCCCGACGCCGCAAATACTTAATTCCATTCAGTATTCAATCCGTCGTTGAGAATTTCTATGAGGCTTATATCGACCCACAGAAGCACGCCATAGCCTTGCAGGATTTAGAAACCATCACCTCTGAGTCGGTCAACGAATATGTGCATGCTGCTAAGCTATCCAAGCCAGCATTAGAGCAGCGTATGATGGAATATGTCAAGCGCGGCGCTGAGCACCTCAAAACACAAACCCGCATGAAAGGGGTTGAGGTCACCCTGAAGGGAAAGGGGTTTAGGCTAGGCACATTTGATTGGGACGACACCGTTCAAGTCTTAAGTACCGACCCAAGGTTAGCTGTGCCAAAGAACGGACAGAACATTGTCGAAACGAAGAAAGTGGTGAATGACTTTTGGTCACCGCTCTTCCGAAAGTTGACCAAGATCCTAAAACTTTCCTTCAAGCGGAAGGTCATTTGGGCTAATGGTTACAGCAACGATCAGCTTTGGCAGCGACTTAACGAACTCCTGGATTGGGCAGAAGAGTTCACTCAAGGCGATTATGTCGAAATGGACGCTTCACACACACAATACACCAATGCTTTCGCGTTGGCATTGTTCATGATCCTCATCCCAAATGCGGACGAATTTAAGGCTTTCTATCAGAATGTAACCTTCTTGAAGGTTTTTGCGGCTACGTTCGTTTACTGGTTGCTAGAGCAGTTGGCATCTGGGCGCGCCGACACCTTCTTCATCAACACGCTTC